AACTACAATTCAAAACTTCTTTACTAAAGCAGCTGAAAATCAATTTTCAAGAGATTTTCTATTTCGAGTTAGAAACATATCATTAACTGGTGGAATCGATTTCGTTGGTGATAATGATTTAGTTTATGCTAAGACTGCAACTCTACCTGGAAGAAATATCGACAGTAAGACGGTAAACTATTTTGGACAAGAGTTTCAAGTGCCTGGTAGATCTACTTACCCAACAGCTGGAGGCTATACTATTAGTTTTTATCATGATGAAGATTGTGCTTTAAGAACTAAATTTGAAGCTGCTTCGAGGCTTGTATTTAACAACGAAACTTCTGTTGGTGAATATGGAATGCCTGGTACAGAATCTGTCATTAACTTAGTACAGATAGATAAACAACTAAACGATGTTAGAAATATTGAGCTTGTTGGAGCTTCTATTAGAAACATTAGTGATGTTGAATATTCAATTGCTGATGGTACTGGTGACATTATGAGCTTTGATGTAACGTTTGCATACCACTTCTATAGAGACTTTGCTACATCATAAATTACTTTCGCGATTAAATATTATTAATGGCGAATGCAACTTACGACTTCCTAGATGGGTATAGCAATAGTGAGAAGTTCTTTCTTGCTCATCCATTTCTATGGAAAGTAACGTTTGAATATGATCAAAGCTTAATATTTAACATTAATGAAGCTATAGGTAAAGCATATAGTAATCAAGAGGATTGGCGCGCTATAACTGAGCCGAATAATTTTACTAAAGGCGAAAATATACTAGTAGCAAGGAGCGTTACTGTGCCTGGGGAAAATTCACAATTTGATGTCGCCGGTGCAGAAAATCTAGGTGGATTTCTACCAGGTTATGCTCTTACTAAGAGAATGGATTTTTTATCTAAAAACTTAGCAATTAACTTTTTAGATACTCAAGATGACATTGAACATAATTTCTTTAGACCTTGGATGATAGCTCTAGGTATAGATGGGTTAATTAACAGAAGGTTAATGTGTAGTGTAACTTTAAAACAGTATAATAATAAAATGCAGTTAAGAAAAGGTTATAAATTTATAGATGTTTTTCCTACTAATGTAGAAGGATATACTTTATCTTATAATGATGAGGAGTTTCAAGAGAAATCAGTTACGTTTGCATTTAAAGAGTATAAGCCTCTTAGAACAGAAGAATTCTCATTTGAAAGAGATCTTGGCCCAGCAAGTAAACTTCCTTCATCTAAACAAGTTACTCCTGCATCTATTAATAACGACGCCATCCTCCAAGGGATGCAAGACTCTAATCTTCCTGGTCTTCCTGGGGGTAACGATTTTCCTAGCGCAATGGCTTAATCGGCTAGAAAAATAGAGTTAAACTTGTAATTATAAACATGGATCACGTGTTTCAGCTTCCTAACGGTAAGAGTGTTACTGTAAAAGAGTTTTTATATAAAGATGTAAGAGAGTTTTTTTACGACAAGCCTCTTGAAGCTAAGGCTGAATTCTTAAACTCTTTTATAAAGACTAAAAATTTAAATGTATTAGAGAAGTTTATAGCTTTAGTTAAGTTAAGGGAGAGATGTATTAAGCAATCTGTTAATTTAAACATAAATGGTAGAGATAAGGATGTTAACTTAGAATACATTCTTACCGCGTTTAATGAAATATTAGATATTAGAGAGGAAGTTCAAATAGATAACTTAAAATTAGTTCTAGATTACCCTACAGAATTTGTAATATCTACTGATAATATATTTAAAATTATACAAACTATTGAAATAGATAATGAAGTAGTTGATCTTAATTCAGTAACGTCTGAAGAGTTTACTTTAATTACAAGCTCACTTCCTGCACAGGTATTACAAACTATAACTGATTTTTATAATAGAAAAAAGAAAGCATTAGTAGTTTCAGCTTTTGATAATGCTGATGTCGAGATAAACTTCTTAAACTCTTCTCCTTTTTACTTTATTGATACCTTGTATAGATGTATAGATCCTAATACGTATAGAGAGTATCTATTTGTTCTTAGTAAGAGAATGGGTGATGTTACATTTTTAGCCAACAGTACCTTTATGGATATATTAGATTATATAGAGCTATATAAAAGAGAGAGCGAAGATGAAAAAGAAAAAGTTGCAAAAATAAAATAAGAGTTAAATAATAGTATGTCTAATACTAAAGATTTTATCTCTAAATTAACAGAGTTAAAGAAAAATTTTAAGATTTTTATTCCATCTGTAAATAAAGATGTTAATGCAACGCAAATAAATCTTAAGCAACAAAAAGATATTATATCAACAGCTGTAAATGGGGTTGTTGGTGCATTACAATTTACTAAAGCAGTTAATAATGTAATTATAGATAATGTAGATGGAGATAATTTTTATACGTTCGACAGAGTACCGGTTTTACTAGCATTAAGACAGCAATCATTAGGTAGTAAAGTAAAAGATACGAAAGATAAAATGGTCTCTATAGAAGATTTTATTAGTAAAGCGAAGGATATACCTAAGTTTGAGCTTAAAAAAGAGGTTAGTATTGATTCTATTAAAGTAAAATTAAAGCTTCCTACTTTAAAAGATGAAAATGTCATTCTTAAAAGATCTATTTCAGAGATTGAAAATTTAAAAAGTGATAGTCTATCAGATGCTATGGGATTGATTTATATTTTTGAAATTATTAAAGTAATTGAATCAGTTTCAGTAGGCGAAGAAGAAGTAGAGTTTAATAATTTAAAGGTAGCTGATAGATTTAAAATTATCGAACAGTTACCATTAGAGTTATATGATAAGATAACAGGGTTTTTATCACAAGTAACTCAATATGATAAGAAAATCTTAACTAACGACGAATCTACTATAGTTATAGATGCTACTTTGTTTGATGCCACGGTTGATGCATAAATATATATGTGTCAGATAGTTTCATAAATAAATTAGGCGCTGCATTTTCCGGCGAAACTGCGGAAAAATCTATATCTAAAAATATAATTAAAAAAGTTAATCCTCAGCTTTCTTCCAGTGAAAAAAGAAGACTGCAAGTTGAGTCTACTATATTTGCAGAAACGTTAATTAATCTACAGCGGAAAGAGAAAAAAGATACATTTGGTGAGACACAAACCAAAAAAGATACTCCTATAGATAAAGCTGCCAACTTAGTTAAAGAAGGTAAAGAAGAAAAGCCGCCTAAGTTTAAGTTTCCACTAATGCTAGGATTAGCAGCAGGTATTATAGCTTTCGCTACTTGGATTTCTGAATTTTTAGGACCTGTAGGCGAGTTTGTATCTAAAGTCTTACCCAAGCTTCTCAAGCCTTTAGGAGGTTTTGTTAGTAAGTCATTAAAGGCTATTAAAGGAGGTAAGCTTATGTCAATGCTTGGTGGCCTTGCCGTTAAGATTGGAGGCAAGATAGCTAAATTTGGTAGATTTATACCTGTTATAGGTTCTCTTTTCAGCTTTGGTTTCGGTATAGCAAGATGGAAAAAGGGTGAATATATACCTGCTATAATGGAATTTGTATCCGGTATTTTAAACTTACTTCCATTTGGTGTTACTAATATAGCATCTATGATAATTGATGGTGCTTTGCTATTATATGATCTAGATAAAGAAGCAACAGCAAAGCGAGAAGAAGATCCTTCAGGTGAAGGATTTAGTATGTGGGATAAAATAAGAGAATTTTTCTTAATGTCTCCAGGTATTGGAAATATAATTAATTTAGCAAAAGGTATTGGAGCAATCTTTAGAGGGGAATGGGGTGAAGCTGGTAAGTATTTTATGTACTCAATACCAATTGTAGGTAATTTACTTAATTTCTTTAATAAGGATGGCAGTCTTGGTGACACCGGTGGGGAGATTGTAGGTAATTTATTTGAAGGTGCCAAACCTATATTTACAACCATTATAGATTTTGTTGAAAAGCTTCCATTTGTTGGACGTATTGTTTCTATGACTAAAGGTTTTATAGCACTCTTTAAAGGTGACTTTAAAGAAGCTGGCAATCATTTCCTCCACTCGATACCATTTGTAGGTGTTTTACTTAAATTCTTAGCTTCTATGGGTGGTGAAGGAGATGAAAAAGGGCCTTCATTTTTAAGAGACTTAGGTATTGATTTTAGTAGTCCCGGTGCAATTTTTAAGACTATAGGTAGTTTGGTCTTTGGAGGTATAGGTGATATGTTAGGAGCTGCTAAAGATTGGGTTAAAGATAAGGTATCTGGTATGGTTAAAAGTGCTAAAGAACTTCCTGGAAAGGTATGGGAAGGGGCTAAATCTTTAGGAAAAAAAGCTTTAAGTATTTTAAATCCATTTGATGATTTTCTGGTAAGAGGTGATAAAGTAATTCCTTTTAATAATAAAGATGATGTTGTAGGACTGAAAGAGGGTGGTGCTATAGCCAATCTGATTAGAAACGGTACAGGTATAAATGCGGAAGAGTTAGTTGAAGCTATTAAGATAGTGGTAAAAGATAGTCGCTCCGGAACAACGACGGAAACAGCTATTAGCCCAATGCTGTCAGCTCTATCAAGCACATTTATAGGACGGGTAGGTGCTAAAATGTTTGGTTTTAAACCCAAAGAGAAGAAAGAAGTTAAGAAAACAGAAGTCAATTTCTCAGAAGAGGTTTTAGATAAATTAGTAGCTCACAAAGATGTGGGTGCAGCTGTTGCTAAAAATGTTTATGATGCATCTGTCACTTCAGAGATTAAAAAGTCAAATGAATACCTAGCACAGCTCGTACAATTAACTGCAAAGATGTTAGGTAAACAAGGTGCACCAGTACCATCTGCTCCTCCGGCTCAGCAGCAGAGTGATATTGCTCCTATGCAAGGTGATATGAGTGGTCCTTCCTTTGTAGATAGTAGGACTAAATTTAACAATTCAACTTACAGCTTCGCGTAGTTTAACGCTTAAATATTATTATGGCAGCACCTGACCCATATGAAGGTATAAGAACCGGTAACAACCCCGGGTCGTTTGATATTGTAAAAGAATATGATTGGACGTCGGTTGCTAGAAATACAAAGCTACGTGATGAAGCGCCGTCTGCCTATATTACTGCCTACGAATTAAAATTTTCTCAGCTTAAAACTTTTATCGATGGTTATATGAATGTATTCTCTCCGCAAAATAATGAAAGTAGTTATGGAGATAGTGATAATCCAGGATTAGATTTCTATAAAGGCTTATATAATGTAGCAGACACACCATTAGCCAGATTCAACTTCCCGTTCTTTTCTAATGAAATGAGATCGTTTAGTACAGAATTTGAAAATACTTTCTCACCTATAAGTCAAAGAGGAGCTCAAATGCTTGGAGCTGATAAAATTGAGGGATTTGCAGGCGGAATGGAGTCTTTAGCAGGGGGCGGTGTTGCTCTGGCAAAAAGTATTGGCGATGTAGGAGGACAAAGTCTTCAAAATATGGTGGACACAGCCACTAGTACTTTTAATGCGGCCCTAGGTACTAATTTTAAAAATCCTGGTACTCAAACTGTTGGCGCGCCAGGTACATATATTGAAACACCTAAATTTTATCAATATAGTGATACTGATAACGGAGTACAAATAGGTTTCACACTTTCTAATACTTTAAATGATGATGGTTTTAAATCAAATTATGATTTTATTACTAAATTTACTAAGCTTAATAGACCTTTTAGAAGAGGCCCTATTGGTATGAATTTTCCTGCTATTTATAATTTGGTAATACCTGGAGTTCGTTATATACAATGGGCAAGTTTAGATTCTTTTAGTGTAGGTATGCTCGGAACTAGAAGAAAAATATTTGTACCTGGTTTGGGTGATGTGGTCGTGCCTGAAGCTTATACATGTAACTTCTCCTTTAAATCTCTTACAATTGAACCTGCAAACTTTATTGATGAATTAACTGATTTCAAAGGAGGATTTGGAGGTTATGCAGATAATAGAGATAGTTTAGAGGGTGAAATTGCTGGAGAAAAAGAAAAAGAAAAAGCACAAGCAAGAGCGAGGGACAGAGCGCGACAAGAAGCTAGAAGACGGAGTCAAAAAATTGCTGATGACTTTCGAGAAGCCGTGACAGGTGAAAAGCCGTATAACCTAGTTGAACAGCTAAATAAGATGCCGGATAATGGTAAGCTTGGAATCGATCCAAAACAACAGGCAGCGATTCAAAACTATCTAGATAGTTCACAAAAAATTAATTAAATGAGCTTAACAGGAAAAACAGGACAATATCAAGATGAAGTAAGTGACTTACCTAGCTTACCTATAAATCGCTATGAACGAATATTTAAAATATATTCACAGCAAAACAACGGTAAAGAGTTTTACTTTTATAACCTTCTTAATAAAATAGAAATGCCAGATAATGTTGAAGGTAGTATTCTCGACACATATAACGTTTTAGCTAGAGAAGCGTTAACAACTACTTCTTATAACATTTACGGTGATATTCACAGCTGGTGGATTATATATTTGTTGAATAAAGAAACTATCGGTAACAGTTTCTTTGCAGAAGGAGGGCAACAGCTAAATTATATTATTCCTGAAATGAGAGGATTACTGTATCAGCAGATGACTCAAGCTACTGTATTTAACAACAAACATTTTTAATGTCAACTAGTAATAAAAGAAGTGATGACGCCTTCAAATTTAAGGTAAATGGAGGTGAATTTTGGTGTCAGTTTTTGGTTTCTCGTGAAGAGGATGCTGAATTGGCATATAATGACGATACGAAAGGATTGATGTTAACTCAAACCTCTATAATGCAGCTTGATATTGATGAGTCAATATTTGAGCCCTTTACCACAGGAACTATTACTATTAACAATCCTTATGACTATTTTGATGAGCAACATGTTGTAGATGGAACAGGTAAGGATTATATACATATTAGATTTTATGATTTTGTAGATCATGAAAGTCCTGATTTAGAGGAGATAAAATTAGAATATACTTTTGTTATTACTTCGGAGAGTAACAGTGTATCAAAAACTGATAGATCTAATAACTTTAAAACCTTTGACCTTATTGACAAAAATTTCTATAAGCTTAATCAAGCGGTTCCTTACGATGTATCTTTCCCTAATAAAAGTGGAACTAAATTAATAGGTGATATTATCAAAGATGAGATTTTAATTAGGATTTTAGGAGAGGGTATAATAGATGAATCTAATTGGGATTCAGGTAATCATAAACTTAATAAAACTATGGGCTCCTCCTTAGTAGCCATGATGGAAAAAGTTAGATGTGGTGTTTATTGGAAATATTCTGATATACTAAAATATCTTTTACGATTTAATTATACAGAAACATCTAACGGGTTACCGGTTCAAACGATATTACAGTTTAACAGATCTACTAAAAAGTATTCTTTAATTCCGTTAAATCTCTACTTTAAAGAAAATGAAAAGCTAACTACTGAAGCATTTGCTTTAGGAGATTTAGAGCAAGCGCCTGAGACTGAGCAAAAAAGTTCTACTAATAAAAATAATCCATTTTATAACGACGATATTAAATTTAACACATACTCTGGTCAGTTAAAAAATACAGAACTTTCAACTCCATATACATTTTATACTAATTCATACTTTACCAACTACTTAGTAACTAACTATGATCACTTTCAAGGTGGAAATGTAGTAACTAAAATAACAATAGAAGAGACAAAAGCATTATGGGAAGAAGACTTTATTAAATCCTTTAAGTTGGTTGGAGGCAATGCGAGACCTTATTTAAATTTTAATCAAGATCCTAATAGACAAGTTAAATCCTATGCTATTCCTCAGTTTGATCCTAATGATTGTATAAGCATAGTAAAGGCGCAAATGGTTTCTAATTTAACATTTTATAACCTACAACTTAATTTTAATTTAATAGGTGATACTGAAAGAAGACCTGGTACTTTTGTAGATCTGGTTAAATTTTCTGAAGATGAAAATCAAATAGATGGTAAACTTCTAGGAAAATGGTTTATAACTAATATACATCATAAGTTTGTAAGAAGTAGATATCAAAATTTTATAACATGTATTAAGCCGTATGTAGGACCTGATGTAAATGAAGCAGAGGCTAATAATAATCAAATATCTCCTTTTATTAGGAGAGATCAAACAATGAAAGATACTCTTTTAAACCCAACTTATTAAAATGTCAGCTTGTGTAGATCAATTAGTAAATGAATTAGTAGGTGATGCTAATGGGCTCTTTAACATTAAAGCCCAAGTATTAAGATCTCTTTTTGTTAATAAAGAACAGTTTAAGAATCTTATAGAAAGAGATTGTGATGGGAAGCTTCAAGACGACTTTCCGCTTAATTTTTCAGAATCTGAATTAGATTTCATGGAAAATTTCTTACAGATATTTGAATTAGGTCTCGATCAATTAGAAAAATTCATGAGTATGTTAGCTACAGCTGAAGGATTGTTAAGTCTGGATGAATGTACGATTTTATACTATTTAAGACAGCTTTTAAATGGGCCGTTTGCATGTGCAGCTGAAGATATAGCTAGACTAGCATCTGGACAAGATTTAAATCAGTTAGCTTCTGTAAATGACGGCATAGGCACTATGGGTAATGCTGTTAGAAGTAATGGATCTACTGTTGTATACGGCCAAGAACCAGTTAATGCTCCAATTGATTTATATAATAAACTACCACCTTATACGCAAGATTGTATGAATGAAGGTTCTAGAGTTACACAGAATACATTTAATTATAATTTTGAACAGAGTGTGTATAATGATAATACTCTACCATTTATTGATAAACTACCACAACTAAGAGTTAATAATGAATACTCAAAAGGGTTTAATAACTTTGCAAGTGGTAACTTTAATTTAAAAGACGTACCGTTTTTTAACGTCTTACAAGATATATCTAACAGTATATTTGATACTATAAGACAGGCCTTAGGTCCTGCTGCATATAAATTATTTGAGTTTAGAAAGTTTGTTAATATATTTTACGTAGAAGGAAGCCAGGCTTTTAGTATATTGAACGGTGTTAATAGACTTTTAATTTCTTTAGATAGAACTGACTATGCTGTAAAGGATAGAATTATTAAAGAAAAGTGTCAAAATGCTCTAACTAATATTCTTGGATTTCCGATAGAAAACGATAAAACATACGAGCTGCAAATGCAAGTAGGTGATGGGATTTATGATTTATATACCTTAAACGGACTATTTGGAGGCCCTGCAGGAAGAACAAATCAAACGTTTGTAGAGGATAATATAAGTTTAGATGATATAACTGAAGAGGAGCTAGCTGCTGCTGATGTATCTATAGTTAAAAAAGATCTTTGTGATGATGGAGGGGAATGTAAAGATCTTGACTTTTAAACATCAATAACTTCTTCATCTTTATCAACAAGAGCCTTCATTATATCATCTCTAGATAGAAGCATTTTAGTTTGGTTATCAGCTAAATTAAGTCTTTCTTTACTTTCAACATCCATTTGCTTAACAGCAACTTGAGTCTCATTTCTTTCTTTAGCTGTATGAAGACGGTTAAGAGTTTCTATAGCTGAAGAAGAAGCTTTTATTAATTCAGCTAATGCAGCTACATCTCTATTTTCAGGAGCAGAAGAGATATAATCATTTACATTATCTACTATACTAAGAGATTTTTTAATAAGCTTACCTGAATTTTGGATAAGAAAGTCTTCTAAGTCGTCTTTATTCAAAACACTTTCTTCTATAGGAGCTTTTGCTATCTTATTATTACTCTTTAACTGACTAATAATATCGTTAACAGCTTCGTCTAATTCTTCAGCCATACATATATTTAATCTACACTTGAAAATTTTACATACTATATTATCATACGTATATGGTTGTAAAGTTTAAGAAGACGAGTGATAAAGCTGTAATTCCTACAAAAAATAACGATTCAGATACAGGCTTAGATGTTACATCGGTTGAAGGTAAAATTATTCCTGCGCGAGGATCTGCAGTAGTAGATGTAGGGTTAAAGTTTGCTTTTATCGATCTAGGTTTTTGGGTTAAGGTGGAAGGTCGTTCAGGTTTAGGATTTAAGCATGGTATTATACCTCATCCTGGTATTATAGATCAAGGTTACCGTGGAGATGCGGGTATTAAGTTGTATAATAATACTGATACGGATTATGAAGTGAAAGCTGGAGATAGAATCGCTCAGTTTGTAGTTTATAGAAACTATCCGGTTGAAGTTTCTGAAGGCGAGATTGTAGAATCTGCTCGTGGTGAAAAAGGCTTTGGTTCTTCTGGTAAATAATTATGATTGATTTTGATAAAATTTGGGTTGAAAAGTATCGTCCGGCTAAGCTTGATGATATTATCTTAGATGAACGTACTCTT